CAGCGCCTCGGCGACCGCCGCCTGCGTCTTATAATGCCTCATGATTTCGTCCGTCGTCATTTTTTTCACCTTTTTTTGCATTTAGTGCTTTACACCATAAGCGGGCTTTTATACGATGTAAACATTAAATCGCAAACGGAATCACCCGACCGCGATTAGGGAGACTAAAATGAGCGAGTATCAAAAATACAACGGCTGGACGAATTACGAGACGTGGCGCGTTCACCTTGAAATCTTTGACGGGTCCGACTGTTGGTGGTCAACGCCAGATGAAGTCAGGCATTACGCTGAGGGCGTAGTTATTGAAGACAGCGAAAGGCAACTGAGCCTTGCCGAGTCATACGCTCTGGCATTTCTTCAAAACGTCAACTGGAACGAAATTTGGCGAGCGCTGAAGGGAGAAGCAGCATGAATAGCTGGATCATTGTCAACGCCGAAACCGGCGAAGCCGTGATGGAGACCTGGGACAGCACGTTAATCCCTAAGCTGCGGATTCAGTATCAAGCCGTCCCGGCGCGCAAATATCTGGAAGACCTTAACGCTAAAATCAAACGGGAGAACCAAGAGTGATTAACCTTCAAAACACCGGCCAAGCCACGGCGGACGCGATCAAGCTGCTAGTCTATGGCGCCGCAGGAGTAGGTAAGACAAGCCTGATCCCAACCATGCCAGCGCCGATCATATTAAGCGCCGAGGCTGGGTTGTTGAGCATTGCTTCAGCCGATCTGCCCTTCCTTGCCATTAAATCCATGGACGATCTGCGCGAAGCATATTCTTGGCTCACCACATCGGACGATGCGAAGGGGTTCAAATCCATTGCCCTCGACAGCATCAGTGAGATCGCTGAAGTCTGCCTCGACGCTGAGAAGAAATCAGCCAAAGACCCGCGACAGGCCTATGGTGAGATGGCAACCACGATGGCCCAGGTCATTCGGTTGTTCCGAGACATTCCTGATCGGCATGTCCTGTTCACTGCAAAGCTGGACAAATCCCAGGATGAGACGGGTCGGATGTTATATGCTCCGTCGATGCCTGGGAATAAGACAGGCCAAGCGTTGCCATACTATTTTGACATTGTGGCCGCACTTCGCGTCGAGAAAGACGCCGAGGGCAATGCTCAACGCGCGCTGATGTGCGACACCGATGGGCTTTGGCAAGCCAAAGATCGGTCAGGAAAGCTCGACGCTTGGGAAGCGCCAAACATCGGTGAGATCATTGCCAAGATTGGAGGCACAAAATGAACCTCGATTTAGACACAGCCGCTGCCGAGTGGATTGAGGCCAAGGCGGCAGAGCGTAAGGCCGTCGAACGGCGCAGGTTGCTAGAAGACCACATCGCAAGCCTGCTCGGCGTCCCGGAGAGCCTGGAAGGGACAGAGACGACAGTCACCGACGGCGGTTACAAGATCAAGCTCGTTGGCCGCATGAGCCGCAAGGTTGACCGGCACACGGCAGAAGATATAGCCGAACAATATGGCCTTGAGGCTCAGCTTGATAACCTGTTCCGCTGGAGGCCTGAGATTAATGCTTCCGGTTGGAAAGCGGCGCCAGACAGTGTGCGCCGCCCATTCTTAAACGCAATCACCACGACGCCATCCCGCGTCAGCTTTACCATAGAAAAGGAATAGAACCATGGTAGCACTACAAAAAGCCTTTCGCGCAGCAGAGGTTGCCCAGCAGCCGTTAGCCGAACCACGGACCTGGGATCCGTTGCCTGACGGCTGGTATGACGCCATGATCGTCAATGCCGATGTCAAAGACACAAAGGCTGGCACCGGGCAGTATATCGCCATCCGGTTCGACATCACCGGCCCGACCCACGAAGGCCGGGTGGTCTTCACCAACATCAATATCTCTAACCCAAATCCCAAAGCAGTCGAGATCGGGCATCAGCAGCTCGGCAAGATCACAGAGATTGTTGGGATCGCTGAACTGGCAGATACCGATCAACTCATTGGGTCAACGCTGGGAATCAAACTGGCAACCCAGCGATCGGAACAATATGGCGATCGGAATGAGGTCAAAGGATACCGGGCGAGCGGGTCAAAGCCTGCGATGGTGAAGGCGGGCGCTGCCGCTCCGCCCTGGGCCGCAAAACCGGCAGAAGGTTTGGACGATGATATTCCGTTCTAAATAATCTGCCCAGAATTTGCCCGGAATTTGCCCAAGCATTTTCCGGGCAATTTATAT